TCATTGAGTTCTCTTAATACTTCGTTAGTTATGTCAAGATATGTTGTAGCCATTATTTTTTGTGAACCTTTTGAATTGGAAAGTTTGCTTCTAAACTTGCACCTTTATGTTTTACAAACTTACCTGTGTGTTTCATTAATTTAAACGTACCATTTTTTTGTTTCATCCAATGGTGTCCTTTAGGTGCTTTAACTTTCATGCTTAGTTAGCTTTAGCTTTTGGACATTCTCCATGACCATACATAGGCTGAACTGAACCACCTTTAACATACATCATTCTACCACCACCCATTTTTTTATCTCTAGGCTTCATGTTATATCCACCCATCATCATCTCTTTTCTTTTTTCTTTTCCGTATTTCATTTTTATCTCCTTGTTTTAAAAAGTGGAGGGTCTGTTAAGACCCCCCGAGTTTTGACAATTAGTCAATTACATAGAATGCACTTACTAAAGCATCATCTCTAAGTACTTTCGCACCATAGACATGTAAGCCTCTTACTATATCACCAAATGATGATGGGTCTCTCAACACTTCAGTTGAAAGAATAGTATTAGCAGTAGCAGTTGATGAAATGTGACCAGCCATACATTTACCAGTAGCGTTAGTTGTAGCAGCAACATTGTTAGATTTGTACATGTCAAATCCTCTTAGTTTACCACTTGATACTAAACCATTTCTGATAGAGCCTTGTCCAGCGTTAAAGTCAACAGACATTAACTTAGAGTCAGCTTTAGCTAATTCTTCATAGAATGAAGGAGGAGCTACGAACCATCTACCTTCTTCAGGTACATTCTGTTCGTCTAATAGTTTAGCAAATCTTGCCATAAGGTCAATTGCATCTACACCAGTTCCGTCTGAACCTAATAGGTCTACAGAGTTAGTAGCGTGTCCTAATGTTGCGTCAGCAGTTGCACTGTCTGAACCAATAATATGGTCAGGAGATGAAGCTGAACATCCAGCAAACATAGTTGCTAGTACAGCAGCATCATATGCATCTTTAAGAGCATACGCAGCAGATGATGAAGCTACTTCTTTGAAGTTGACATGTGACATTTTGCTTTCAATATCATCTACGATGAATTTAAAAGCTTTAGCACTATCAACAACAAGAGTTGTTTCAGCATCAGTTAGTTTAGTTGCAGTTGTGTCAGAACCTCTTGTGTAGTCAGACACAGAGATTACTGGTTCACCAATAATTTTTACAGAGTCTCCGTAAGCAGATATCTCACCGGCATAGTCGGTGTTAGTAATAGCTTCAACTACACTTGCCTTTCTGAAAAAGTTAAGAACTTTCTTAGAGTATATGGAAGGTAGGAAGAAACTATTAGTTTGTCCACTAACGGAGTTTGCAAAGTTTGCATTGGTATCAGTTCCGGGTTCAAAATATTGAGCCATGATATATTCCTTTAGTTATAATAGTTATTTTACGATTCTGCCCATTTGCATTGCATCTGATATTTCCTTTTCGTATTTATCAAATTCAGCAACACTCATAGCAGCAATCTCCCTTTCAGACCAAACCTTTTCCTGATTAGGTTCTACACTAGTTGTTTTAGTGGAAACCATATCAGCAGCAGATTTTCTAGTCTGTTTAGAAGATGACTTAGTCTTTGTGGGTTCAATTCCCAAATCCTTTTTAAATAAATCTAAAGCACGTGAAGCTAGGTCGGCATCGTTATTATTGTCATATACCCAAGCTTGGATAGATGCATGTTGTTCCTTTGCCCAACCATGAAAGTCATCACTGTTTCTGATATCTTCAAAATCAGGATGTCTTTCCATTAACCTTTTTTCTGCAGCTTCTCGTATTAAATTGTTTTCACGTTCTTGGAGTTTACTAAGGCGTTCTTCTAGAACTTTTGCTTTAGTCTCCGATTGCATATGAGCAACAGTTTCTACGACATCATAAACATCAGGATATTCATTCTTAAATTGTTCTAAGTCTTCTGGAGATTTAGGAGCTTTGTAGGTTGGTCTGTTATTAGCAGCTTCTTCTAAAAGTTCTTGTTCTCTAGATTTAAACTCATTAAGCTTACTATCGTAATGCTTTTTTAAATCATCATATCTTTTTTTATAATCTGGTTTCTTATAAGGAGTATCCAGATTTTCTGTTCTAACATTATCTGTAGATTTAACTTCAGTAATATCATCACTATCAAAGAGTTTATTCTTTTCAGAAGGCTCTTCAAAATATAATTGATTAGCAGGTGTAAAAGGTTTATCTTCTACGTGATAATCTTTTTTAGCGTTATAAGGATTCGCTTGTTCTTCCTTTTGGACTGTATTAGTCATTTTCTTTCTCCTACTCGGGGCTTATATTCACAAGGTAGCTCTATGTCGACTAGAGGGCTTGTATTGTAAAGGTAGCCTTTTGGTTATTAAATTGATAAAGGGCTGAGTAATTAATTCAGGTAGCTTTATCTTTATAGTTGTTTAGCTATAGATATTTCTAGTAGGATTATAAAGCATAGCATCTCTTACTTTCTCATCTGTACTTACTTCTTGAGTAAGACTATCTTGAGACAGTAATCCACTTTGCTCTTTTTCTCCTGCTATACCACCCATTGCTAAACCTTGTCTTTCATCTGCAGCAGCTTCAGCATCTTTCATCATAGACATTAAAGCGTCTTCTCCGATTTCTTCTACAGCTTTTGCAGTAAAGACAAATTCTCCATCAGATAACCTTGCGGGTATACTGTCAGAGACTCCTGAACCCGGACCTTCAACAGGACCAGACCCAGCAAATTCTTGAGCAACATCTATTATCTTATCAAATAACATAGATAGTTCCTCGTCTTGTTCTAGTTTGGAAGTTAGCATATCTTCTTCTTCTTCGCTTAATGCTTCTTCCATTATAAATCTTGTGTAGTTATCTTCCATGTCATCGTCTGATTCCATTTCAGATTCTGTTGGTATTTCTTCTTCCATTGGAATTACTAAAGCTGCTTTCATTTGGTCGTCCATAGACATTGGACCACCTTCAGCAACCATGTCTCTAGCAACATATTCATCAGCAATATCGTCTTCTATCATACGAATTTTTACTTCTAATTCATCTGCTACACCTTCATAAAATTCAAGCTCATCTGCTCTATCAGGAAAATCTTTTAACTCTTGTATTTTTTCTTTTGCATTTTTTAATTCATCTTTAGCATCTTTTAAAGTTATTTTACCTTTTTTTCCTGCAAAAGCATCAGTATTTTTTAAAATTTTACTTGCAATTTTAGAAGCAATACCACCAACAACATATTGTTCTCTATCATCTTGAAGCAAACCACCCATAGATTTCATATCTCTTTCTTTAGCAGCTTCTTTCATTGGTTCAGTTTTATTACCGTCTTTATCTAAATCTAAGTAATCTGGTTTTAACATTTTTATCCCTCTTCTTTCCTATTAATTGCTTCTTTAACCTGTAGGTCCAACTGCCCTAGGCGTTCCAGAGAATTCAGCTTCCCCTGCAACCGGTACATTTCCTGTTCCGATGTTGCCACCACCAGTGCCTGTAACTCCAAGTTCTTGAGGTTGTTCAGGTGTTCCTTGAACGCCTCCCATAAGTCCTTGTTCCCCGTTAGGAGATTGAGCCTGTTCGCCATTCGTTTGTCCAGCATTTTGCATTCCTATTATTTGTGCCATCATAGCTGCTTCTTCAGGGTCATTGAGTATTTCATCAGGGTCTAAATCTAAGCTATAAGCAAGTTCACTAACGAGTTTAGAAATCTTAACAAAAGGAGCAACAGCAGGATTCTGAGCAGTTTGTAAAAACATAGTAAGTCTTTGACTTCTAACTTCTTTCTGCATCAAGCTATTCGTACCTGTAGCTTTAACTTCTAAATCACCTTTTACATCCAACTCGTCCTCTAGAAATTGCATGTTCCACTGGAAATAAGCTTCTCCAAGTGGCTTCAATAAAAAGTCATCAAGGTTTTTGATAACTGTTTTAATATTTAAACTTGAAGCACCTAATAACATTGACATGCCAGAAGCAGTCCTTGTCATACTTTGTACTCCTGTTTGACCGTGTGAATAACTAGGTATACCTGTTTGTTCATCTGCAAGTTGTCTAAACTTGTCAAACATCATTAAGTTTTCTTGTGATGTATTAGGAAACTTTAAACCGTGTATAGCTTGTCCCGGCATTCCAGCTTGTCTTCTAAAGACTTTACCCGGATATATTTCCATTGATTGTCCACCAACTAAAGCAGACTCATCTACATCAAACACGAGAGAACCAGACATTGCTAAGTTATCTATAGCCATTCTTGCATGACCGTTCATAATTTGTTGACTGTCATCCATGTTCTCTGCTACACCAATACCAAAGAAGTTATATGGATTTCTTTCGTATGGGAAAGCATGATAAGGTATTCTGTAAGGTGTAAATGGATTTAATACTGCTCTTAATAGATAAGTACCACATGTCCATATATTTACTTGTACTTCGTCTAGGTCATCAACGCTGTCGGGTAAGTCGATTCCTACTTCTCTTGCATACTCTGCATCCATGATTCCCCAGTACTCCAAGACTTCGTAGTTAGTACCTACTTCTTCATCGTACCTCGCATCGTCTTTTAACTGACTTTCAAAATCTTTTTCTACGTAATTAGCACCCATTTGAATAGCATTACGTATTGCATCTTCGTCAAAATAAGGCATGTTTCTTAACTGTCTTAATTGACTTCTATTCATTTTGTGTCTATGAATTACATATTCACATTCTTCCATGTTAGTAGCATTAGGGTCTGGATAAAAATCCCAACAACTAACAAACTCTATTCTCGGTACTCTAACTTCTAATGGGTTATAAGTTCTATTACCTTCTTCATCTGTTTCCCATTTATGAAGTTTCTTATTAAAGTTAAATGGTCCTTTTACAATCCCTGTGCCTAACAAAGCAGATTCTAAAAGAGCATTTCTCATTTCAGCATTACCATTAGATTCTTCTATTTGGTCATGAATAAGTTTTTCCATTCTTCTTGCAGCTTTTTGTGCAGGAGATATTTCTAAAACTTGAGGGTCTGGACTAGCTCCATCTTTTAATATACCTAAACTTTTTGCTTGGTCTTCAATGCTATCTTCAAAAATACCATTGTAATATGTAGCTCCGGGCTTTAAAGTTTTACCATCACCTTCGTAACCAACATCATAAGGATTTACATTAGTACCTTCTCTATTACCAATATCATCAGGTATTTCACCTTCAGTTGTTTCTAATCCGGGAGTAGGATTACTTGTATCTAAATGTGCGTAGTCTGTTTCGCCTTCAGGGATTTTAGTTTCAGCAATTCCTATAGGGAATTTACCTGTACCAAAGATAACATCAACTAACTGTCCAAAAGCTGCAAGTACTTTAGTTTTAGTAACTTTTACAAATACTCTAGACTTTTCAGATTCTCTAAACTTAACACTCTTAGCGTATAAGCCTCTGTAGTTTTCGTATGCTTTTAACCAACGAGTCTCGTCAGTTTGTCTAGCATCTTCAGCAATTGCAAATCTATCTTTAATAGTTCCTATAAGATTTCTTTGCTGGTCTTCTTCAAGAGTAAGTTGTACTCCAGACTCACCTTCAACTTCTTCGTAGATACTATTAGCGTTTAAAAATGTATTTGTATTCTCTGCCATATATTAATAACCAAAAGTTGAATCAGAAGGACTAAACATATCTGATTTTATTCTTAACATCCTATCTTGTGGATGGTCCATTCTAGGTCTACTCATTAACATATACCTTAATGCATCATATGCATGGTCAGGTGCATGAGTATCCACATCTTCAGGATTAGACTTAGAAAGAGGCAAAGCCTGTATTTCTTTTATTAGATTGACACATGTGTTAAATATTTGCAACCTAGGTCTTCCTGTATTATTATTCTTACGTAAGTACTCATGTATTTGAGTCTTACCTGCTAATCTATTTTTATCAGCTCGTCTTAGTTTATGTCCTTTATTAACTAATATTTCACCAATCGTAGGACCTGTATAACCTGTCCTAGACCATGCTGCTGTATCAAGTACTCCAGCTATGGATTTTATTTCTTCCATTTCCATTTCTGTAATGGTGTCTCCGAGTGCTTCTCCTGTCAGACCTTTTTTGTATAATTCTCTATATATAATAATGGTCTTATCTTCAGGGTCGATAGCAGCCCAAAGACAACAACTTTCTGCAGCATAACCGTAGTCTACTGCTTTAACTCTTTCCCACCACCCGGGTAATTCAAAGGGTGGTATGACGTGTGTTTCTGTCTCAAACTCTGCGAATGCTGCTCCTTCTGAGATATCCCAGTTACCTTCCAACAACTGTTTACGTTGTATGGCTGGTAAGGATTGTAGCATCCTTTCGTATTCACCGTCTTCAGCAAGGTGAGGATTATCCTGTAACAATGCTGGTATAAACTTTCTACTGAGACCGTCTTTACCTTCAAAACTTGTATTATGTTCTGCTGGTTCTACGTATCTCTTTTTAACCCAAGCAGCTCCAACACCACCGGGGTTAGCTGTACATCTTAGATAAGTTTTAATTTCTGGATTAGTAGTTCTCAAACGAGAAGCTAAATAGTTCCATCCAAACTCTGTGGGTAAGTGAGTTATCTCATCAAACCCTATCCAACTGTACGCTTGTCCTTGATAACGATAAACATCTGCATCTCGTTCCAAGAACCCAAATTCAATCTTTGCTCCACTTGGGAACTGCCATAACTTTTCTACTTCTTTAAACTTAGCACCTTTAAAGGCTATCGGATAAAGCTCTCGAGACTTATCTATAAGTTCTCTTAGTTCTGGCATAGACCTTCTAAGTATCAAAGCTCTATGCTCTGTTATGTGGCAGTATCGCAACGGGTCTATTAACATTGCAAAACTTTTACCACCACCTGCTGCACCACCGTAAAGAACATCTTTTTCACCTGCAGCTAGAAAGTCTGTCTGTGGTCCTTCGTTTGGCATAAAAGCCACATGAGAACCAGTAGTATCTAAATGTTGTTGTATAGCATCAGGAAGCTCTTTTGCTTCTGATTCTGTTATAACATTAGATGTTAAAACTTTCTCTTCTTTGTCAAGTTCTTTCTTGACTCTAGCTAAACTTCTTGTTAGCTTTTGAACTTTCTTACTTTTTTTGTTAAGTTTATTCTTTGCTTGTAAAGCTAACTTAATGTCAGAAAGTTCTGAATTTTTTGGTCTACCGGGTCTAAGCCTTGGTGTACCGTCTTTCTTTAGTATATAACTCCCATCTGGGTTTGTCAAGTACTTTTTAGAATTATCTTCCATAAACCTTGTCTACGTGTTTTTTCAATCCGGGTCTAGACATCTTCCTTCCTGTCTCTGCCTCTAACCAATCTACTCCAATACCTAGACTAATTTCTCCGTGAAAGACTGCTTCAGATACTTCTTTTAATACTTTTAGTTCTTCTTCTATAGGTCTAAGAAAAGAATCAGTATCTTCATCCATCTCATATCCAAAAGGTATGGTTGAGGAAGTTCTTGTTATATATCCTTCTTTCATTTTACTTTTCTATAAGCTCTTGTTTTTCTTGCAGTCTTCTTTGGTTGCTTACTATGCTGCTTTCCTTTTTTAGTATCTTCTCGTTTTTTTCTAGTTGATTCAGCATACTCCTTAGAAGATAATGCCTTAATAGCCTTCTCTGGGAGATACCTCTCCCCAGTCTCTGACGATTTCTTACCACTCTTGGTACGCCATTTTTGTTTAGTCCAAGCTCTAAGACTTCTTTGACTTTCTTTTAGTGACATTCTTTTTCTCTGGTGTTAAACACTTTTTAAATAGTTTAGCATATACTTTGTTTATTTTATCCATCATTTTAATCATAAATTCTTTAATCCTTTTCATATTACTTATAGCCTCCCCCTTTGGCTTTATATTCTTTTGCAAGGAGCTGGGCTTTTCGAGCAGACCATTGTCCGGCTTTACCACCTTTGGTACCGGCTTTGATACTGTTGAAAAGCCTCTTACGCATAGTTGGCTTGGTATAATTACCAGCACTATTCACAGTTGACTTACTCTTCTTCTTTGTTGGCATCTTTGTCTCCTTTCTTTCCAAATATTGCATCCCAGTTATCAGCATACTGTTTAGAATGTATGTTGACTCTTGGAGCTGCTCCTTTGCCTCCGTGCCACGAAGGTCCATAGACTCTACCCTTATTCTTTTTACTAGACATAAGGACAGGTTTTTCGTTGCTTCCTAGTTGTGGCATCTTACCACTTTACCTTGTCAGCCCAATATGCTGCAGACATTTTGCCTTTAGCAATGTTTTTACCGTGTCTTGCTTTAAAAGACTTTCTCTTTGCTTTCATTCTAGCTGATTCACCTGCTTTAGGTTTACCAGCAGTCTCGGCACCTTTTTGACCAAACCTAATAGTCTTAATCTTATCACCTTCTTTAGCCACAACAATGTGTGACTTAGTCTTGTGACCCGGAGTTCTTTTAGGTTTATTAAAACCACTAACTCCTGCTCTTTCTAATCTACTATCTTTTTTCTTAGCCATTTAGTGTACCTTCCTTTCTTCTAATTGTATATCATGTTGTAGTTCTTGTATCTCCCCAAGAACCAACAATCCGTATTGTATAGCTATTCTATTTGCTTCAGCTACTGTTTCTGCTTTAATGTATGGACCTATTGCTGCTCCATCTTCATTAACGTGTTCAGTTATCCAAATTCTAGTCATATTCTGCATCCTCTGCTTCTATAATTACCGGTGCTTTATCAGGCATAAGAAAGATACCACCACTATTCATATTGTGATTAATATCTACTTTATCTACTTTAGAAACTCCAACTCTATCTAATAAAGTCTGTGCAGCAGCTAATTTATTATTAGCTTGTACTATAGGTCTTTTAGATTCCATTATCTCTACCACTTTAAAAGCTGCTTTAGGGGCTGAGTTAGCTAGTATCTCTTGAGTGAGTTCTAGTATCTCAGACTTTAAAGTCTTTACAACGTGATGATAATGAGAAGAATAACCAGCAAGTTCAGCAGCTTTCTTTGCATCACCATTAGTATCTACTAGGTGTTCAAGGAAAGACTTCTGCTTATCCGTTAGTTCTCTTTTTGTTGTTGTTTTATTTACACTTGGTAATATAGCCATGAATCTAGTATACACATCCATTTGAAACTTGTCAAGCTTTAAAGTTTTTTTATGAAAGACTTGACAAAAGTGGAATGCATTGTTATACTAAACGTAGTGTCCCTCCCGGGTCAACATATACCCACAACACCCTCATCAAACAATTGACTGCCTAGTAGACAGGAACTTCTTGTGGGCGAAATAAATACCTTTAAAGTCTTTAAAGATTTTAGAGTTTTAGTGTCGGGGCGTTAACTAGTTCTAGTTAATGACCATTATCCTAGAAAATGTATAATCATGCTATAGATATATAGGGTAGGGGGCGTGGTCTCCTGCCTCCCCCTTAATAGATTTGAGATTGCCTAAATTGGACATCTTCAAAACTCTATAACTTGAAAGGCTTCGGAGTCTTTGGGCTTTACCTGACTCTGTTCTTTTGGTAAAGCTCAATCTTATCAAGATAAACTTTCGTGGAATCGATTTACATTCCATAAAGTATGGCTTTCTTAAAATTCCTTAATGTCTTTAACCTTTTGCAAGACTATGCATTAGACAGCCTGTTATTTGCTTTTGAAGTTTCCTAGTTCATCAAGACTCTTTGAACACTACTTTAGCATTAAATTTATACTGCCAATGGCTTGACATTGTCTCCTTCCACTGTGCTTGTCCAGTTCTATCCGATTATCATAATCGTTTATATCAAATTGTATTTTCTAAGAGCATATGATTCTCCTTGTTTATAGATTAATGGATTTATAAATACTCTGCAATTAAATCTGTAATATTGCAAGTGGTTAGTATCATATGCATGATTGCCAAAGCTTATTTGCCTTTCACTGCATGAATATCACAAATACTTTAGACATAAGTCCAAAGGTGTATTTCTAAAACTATAGCAGAAGCTCCTGTTGGAAACTCTAAGAGTTTCAGTTGTTTGTGAACCTTATAAGAAATCATGATAGTCTCTTTCTGGTTTACAAGACTATAAAGTTTTTAAAGTGACAAATGTTTACAGTATTTTCTCCCAAAGCCCCGAAAATCTCTGTAAAACTTTTAAACTTTTTCTGCGAAGCCATTGAAAAACTTTAAAACTCTAAGGCATTTGCAACTTTAAAATTCTTTATAGTTTTTTTTATGCCATAAAGGAGAACTATATGATTTTAATAAGCTACACAAACAACGAAACTCTTGAGTTTCCAACAGTTTCATCTGCTATGAAATACACATTGGACTTATGTCTAAGTGATATTCATGCAGTGAAAATCAAATGCAATAATGCATCTGATACTAACCACTTGCAAGATTACATTGCAGGTATTTATAAATCCATTAATCTTAAAGGAGAATAATATGGAAAATACATTTGATATAAACGCTTTTGATAAAGATAGAACTGGTAGCCCAGCTTCCTTCCGACAATGTCAAGCCATTGGGTATAAATTTGCTAAAGTAGGTTCAAAGATGAACTGGAAACTTCAAAAGCAAATAACAGGTTGTCTTTATAGTCTTGCAAAAGATGAAAGACTGAATTTTAAGAAAGCTCATACTTTACTCCAAGGTAAATCGCTTCCTAAAGTTTATCTTGATAAGATTGACCATTACCTAAAAGAAAAGGTCAGCTAAAACCTCAAAGACTCTCTCGCCTTACAAGTGAGAGAGTTTCTTTATGTCTGCATAAAGTCTCAAATCTTGTGTTAATAGTGAAATTACTTTGTAATTGCTCTTTATGATGGCAGTCGACCACTCCAAAAAAGTAAATAAGTTTAATTAAGTTTAAATTTAAGGTCGGGTTTTAAGTTTGTCGGTTGGTTGAGGGAGTATTTAAACTGGTCGGTTGGTTGAGGGCGAATTTAAGCTTAATAACCTGTGGATAACCCTTAAATATTTATGTATATCCTGTTAATTACTTGTGGATAAGTATAAATTATCTGTGGATAACCTGTGAATTTAAGTTTGAACTTAAGTTTAAATTTAAGTTTGAATTTAAGTATAATTTTAAGGTTGTGTTTAAGTCCTAGCAAACTTAAAGTATAAGTATATCTTAAGTTTGTTAAGTTGCCTTGCTTTTTGCGTTTCGTTCGGTAAAATGGGTTCGGTCAGCAGGGAACAAACCTTGCTGTTTTTTTTCAATACAACGGAGATAACATGAATTTATTTAAAGTAATTAATTTATTAATCATTTATAAATTAACAAATAAAAAAGTTTATTTAACATGGAATGAGTGGAATATTTTTGAAAATAAATATCCATTAATTTATAAAAAAATAATTGGAGAAGTGTAATATGCAAGGTAAAATCAAATGTAAAAACCCAAATGGTAAATCTAATATGCAAGTCATTCAAGACTCCAAATTGAGTACCTTAAAGTTCAATAGCCTTGACAAAGTTGAACGGTATATCAATGAGTTAGGCTATGTTTTCAAAGTAAGAAATGCTTTCAAAGAAGATAGGTCTGTAATTTATAGACATAAGTTTCCTAAAAATGGACATGTGTTTCTTAAATCAACCTATGACTTTTTGAATGACAACACTATGGAAATGGGAACAGTTTGGACGATTAGCAAATTTTAAATATAAATATATACTTTAAATTTGTTAAGAACCCTTGACATCTGCTCGGCAAAACGATATAATTTGTCGGTCAGCAACCAACCGAGACTTCAAAGTCTCATAAATATAGGAGATATTATGGAAGAACGAGACCACTTAGAATTTTTAGATTTTATGACCGAACAGGAATTAAAAGCTGAAACAATTGAAGCTAATAATGAATTAGCTGAAGATATTAACCCAATAGTATAGGAGATAAACATGGCAGAATTAAGAATACACAAAGTAACTAAAATTGAAGTGAAGAAAGTAAACAAAGGAGATTCATATATTTGTAGAGATTTAATTATCCATAGCAAAAGATATGATTTTGAATTGAATGATTACATTACAGAACAAACAAGAATAGATTTGTTTTTAGATAATGCTTCTGCTTCTAAGCTAGTATATTCAAAAGAAATGTACTAAACCGAATTCGAAAGAATGTAAACTATAGGACACCAATGCTAAAGAGGTGCTACAATTAAAGCACAATAATAATATCGCTTGGTCTCTAGGGAACTACTGTTATACAGATGAAATACAAAAGAAGTCTCGGCAACAGTCCTGAAATACTCTTTCTGCTAGTTTGAGTAGTAAATAAACCAACTAGCACCTTAATTTTAACTAAAAATATGGAGATATATTATGGCGAAAATCGTCTATGGAAAAAGAAATACTACAACTGTTGATTCAATATATGACTACGGAAGTATAAGTGAAAAAGCTATTTGGAACTATGCAAATAGTTTAGGTGTAAATATTATTAGAGTTAGAGCTAATAAAGAAAGATATGAAACTACTACAGGAGATACTTTTAATGGGTATCATGCTGGTAAAGTATCTATCTATCAACAAAAGCCTAAACCAAATAAGCCTTTACATTTTGTAAGAAGAACGCCACTTGGTAAAGACAACAAAGGTATGCAAATACTTGAAGTTGCTACTAATATTGATACACAAGAAGTCTTAAAAACTTTACAAGACTATGAGTATTACACAACCAATGGTTTCTTTGCTAGGTTGGGATTAACATTCAAAAGAATGTTTGCTTAAAAGTTTAGTGTAAGACGAGCCTATCGTAAAATCCTGAAGTCTGAGCCATTATAAATCCTAGATTAAATTCGGGGATATGGATTGACGAAGTAGGTCATAGGTTGAAGGGTGAAATGAGTGCTAGAAACCGTCGTTCACCACACTAAAACAAAGTCCTTGCCCTTGTGTACTCATGATGTTAAACGAGGGTAAGGCATTTAATTTTAACAGGAGATAAATATGCCAAGAAAACAAGTAGGATTTCAAAATCCAAAATACGAAACATATAGATTTATATTTAATTATATATGGGAAGATAACGAAGAACTTATAAAGCTTTCAACTCATAGTTGTAGGTTTGATAATG